TGCTTATAATCAAAGTGATTTAGTAGTTCTTCACGGGTCTGATACTTGGTGAGAATATACTGTGCCTGTGTTTTAGTATTATTGATAACATCAAGAATGTTTGTATTGTGCATATACGACATCATTTCAGAACGGCGCATTATACCATGTTCGGTCACATTGACCTGCGTCGGCGCCGAGGCATTGTGAAAACCACCGGTCAACTCGTTATAAACAGCAGTATCATTATTCAATACAAAGATATCAATGTCCTTGAAAGGTTTGTTCTGTAGGACACTGGTAAAGAAACCACCAGCAATCACAACATTGCGAGTGATACCATTCCACAAAAGGTTACGGTTTCTGATTAGAGTTCTGATATTGCTCTTTGCTTTTTCAATATCATATACTTCATATTCACTAAACATCATATCACCATATTATAGAGGGAGTTGGGAGGTGTTTGACTTTTTGAGGTAGTGGAGGTCTTCGGCTTCTAATTTGATCTTGGATTTGAGGACGCCAGAGATAAGTTTAGCGGCTACCTCTAACTCAAAACCCGTTTCTTCACAATACATGACAACTGCATCAATGTAAGGAATGTCTTTCATGTAGACCATCTCCTCGATGGCCATACTAAACTTTTGGATATCTTCGGCGTTCATACAAACATTCCAAAAATGCCAGAGAGAAGGGAGATTGTGACGGCAGAGGCGATGGTGATCTCAATCGAACCAGTTGCCCAGTAGCCGAGAATAGCACCAAGAAAGATGCCAGCAAAGGCACAGATATAGACGTTGGTGCTTAGAGCAAAGTTGAACTCTCGCATACCAGTGTATTTGTCTTTCTCACTCATAATAAATCCTTTCGTGAAGTGGGCCCGTTCTGTTTCGAGGTGGAGCCCATACCCAAAGGATTACGCTGCTAGAGCGAAAGCCTCATATGCATTGTTATCGTTTGCATTTACGATTTGCTTTCGATCTCCTTACGACCTTACTGAATCCTGTCGAACCTGAATCGCCCCCATCAAAGATACACAGTCGCTTCCCTTTTCTACAGACACATGGATTTGCGAAACCCCTCCGTTGTCTGTCTCCCTCCGGATGACGTCCCGGAGCATTGGGCTGTGTATCTATGGTGGAGGCGGTGGGAACTGCCCCCACGTCCAAGAAACCTATGTTTCGTCTCTCAACGACCTAAGCATAGTATTTATATCATATCTGATTTGAAAAGTCAAGACTAAAGTGGAGCAAAAGTCTTATTATGTCCGTCTATCGATAAGGTAACGGCACTGACATAGTGGCACTCTTTAGTTCCGGGAATTGAGAAGCCACCTGAACCATGCCAGTGAAATGCAGGAGCGACACACTCACCACCATTAATGTTAACCAGCGAAACATCCATCACCTTCTTTGCCTTACAGTGGATGATATGGCTATCACTAACTTTCTTTTCGCATGATATGTCATCCGATGCCATAGCTGTTCCACTCATCATTGTCAATAATACTACAAGCCGTTTCATTTGTCAATCTTCCTTTGCTTCTCAACAATAGCCTTTAACTTCTCACTGTCCGCCTTGTGGTTGACCCGTGTGTAATGCAAACTTGGGTAATATATCATCTTGACAGGAACATTACCGAAGTAGAACTTTTCCACCTTATCAATCACGAGGTCCTCCTTACTTGTTATGATGTATAGTTCGTTGTAGACCTCATCCACATAGACCTCGAACACATATCTTGTGGCAAACTCTTCCAATATGGATATGATATCCAGTGGGTTGATATCAATGTCATTGATCTTGCATAGTCTGGTCTTAGATATGAAATGAACACCATCATCCTCACGGACAATATCATCAAAGACAAACTCTTTATCATTCACAACCGTGTGTATTCTATCACCAACTATTCGGGTATCATAGAAGCCAGTGGTTGGGCGCCCCAAGTATGTTGGCTCAAATGTATCTACATTGTGTATATCCAAACGAGGTAAGAATACTGGGCCACATATCTCGGAGCAGCCAAACACGCTGACAATATCCTTTACACGGCCAGTTTTAACTATCGGCTTCCACTTTGGTGATATGAATGATAGTAGATAGAGAGAAGCATCAGGTAGGTTCTTATTGCGACAGTTCAATGAACCTAAGAAACAGTTGACCTCACCGCCATTAGAAAAGAATACCTTGGTTATGCCTTTGTCTATACAGTCATCAACAAGCGTATCAACAGGATCACGACCGTGTGAGAATACCTTAAAGTAATGCTCTTTACATGTCATTAGAGCAGGCAGTAACAGAGAGATAACACCACCATGATTGAGGCTTGATAGATGAACCATCTTGTCGTCTCTATCGTAACCGAGGGCACTCCGATTATACTGACAAAGTTTATATAGAAACTCGTGTGTGTATCCTATTAGCTTAGGATCACCAGTCGTACCGCTACTGGTGCAACAAAAGGCCACAGTATCAGGTGTGGCATGTATTGGTGTTTCTTCTTTTGTTCTGAAAGTATCACTCATGATCTTCCATTCCAGAGGACCATAGCTGATACATTGCTTGGCGTTCTTTCTGAAATGCACAACACCCATACTTGTATCAGTTGCAGTAAGGTATTGTTTCAGATAAACAAAGTAGTCCAGTGGAAGGTGAGCATTGCTCTTTGGTGATTGGCATTGCTTCTCATTATCAGGTCGGTGCAATGTAACAACACGCATACCCAATTCAAATCCAGCAAAGATTAGAGCATAGTAATGTATCTGTGTATTATCAAACAAAAGACCAATCTTATCACCAGGTTTCGCACCACGGTCTATAAGATTGATCTTCCAATAGTTGATAAACTCACATAAGTCTTGTTTAGAATAGCCGTTGAATGTAGCATCATCACGGATAATATCACGGGTAATAATCATTCAGCGTCAATCTGGTTTTCAAACTCCTCTATCCAAGGAGTTGGTGGTTCTTTAATGACAAGGTTTCGAGGTATTGTCGAGGAGAAGGCATTTACCGACCGTCCCGACGACGCAACCTGATAACCCAAGACTAAGAAACACCAATGCGACTGCAAGATAAACTTTCTTCATTTGTATTCTCCTATTTCTTTCTTTGCTTCTTTGGTTCTTTCTTTACCACGAAGGTCTTGAACCACACAGCACTTACATGATAAGAGTTTATACTTCTTACCTTTGAGATTGACTTGACCTGCAACGTTTCCAATATGGAGAGATTTCATAGTCCTGTCTCATCTCTAAACTGCCTTACCTTTCGAGCCAACTCTGGTATATAATCTTTACGGTTACGGACAAACACTTGTGGTTCGTGGTGATCAACGGCGATCATAACCACAATCTGTTTTGCTTTAATGCCTGTCATCTCCTCATACATCAAAGAATAACAGGTACATTGTTCAAAGTAGTTTAGAATCCATTCCTCTTTCTTAGGCTTTAAAGATGTTTTAAAGTCAATAATAGAAGGGATGCCATCATACTCGGCAATACAATCCACCTGACCAGCAAGACCAAGAATTTCGCTATAAAGCATAGTTTCCAAGTAGTGAACATTATCAACTCTATCTAGAATGGGAAGAAACTGATTAAAGGCGTGCTTCATATCAGGCATCACTTTGTCATCGAGGAATCCTTCCTGATTAGAGATATAAGATTCCATAAGAGAATGGAATTTTGTACCTCGGCGGCTTGCTCGTGCCGAGATTTTGTTCGCTTCTTCTTCGCCGACTTTTTTTCTCCATTTCGCAATAGAGTCGCCTTTGAAGTGAGATAGAAAAGTCGTAACCGAGGGGAGTTTAGTACCCTTTGGCGAGATGTAAAATCGCTTGCCATTATATTCTTCTCTTTTCAGATTTACAAGAACAGGATCGTTATAGATATGCCTAAAAGTTTTCAACAGCCTGAATAATGGTCATCATATTCAGAGACCTCACCTTTCTCGTCTAACTGGGCTGCCCAGTTGCCGAAGAAACCTTCTGCACGACGGAAATCATTACCACGAACATTCTTAACACATGCGTCAACTGTCATGGATGCACCATGTCGCTGATCTAACGGAATATTGTTTTGAGAGATTAGTCGGAACACATAACCAACGTAGTCAAGGGCTTCATCCTTATCCACTTTACGGTTGTTTTTGAGTTCCGACACCAAGACGTTAATACTGTTTTCAACAGTTCCTGACATATTATACCTCCATGATATAGTCTTATTATATAGTATCTATTTTAGAAAGTCAACTATCTTGTGATTTCTTCCCAGTCCATTGAGCCGAAACAGGTGCTTGTATCTGTGCCTGCTGCTATGGCTAATGTGAGTGGTGTTGCCACTCCTGTGAATGAGTTTCTTTCCAACTGGAACTTGAATAGAGCCTCTTTGAGAACGTCAATAGAAGGTGATGCCTGTGTGGATGAATTGACGAATCCAGAAGCCATAACTCTACCGCCTGTAATAGCGGTGCCATCTATTGTATATTCAACGGCTGAATCGGCGCTTGCTGGAGTCCATGATGCCGTTGTAACTGTTCCACCAGTTATGACTTGCCAGTTGAAATCTACACCATTACCACGACCTAAAATAGATAGTGCGGTCATAATAACGATGGCATCTAATGCTGTTGATTTCAGTCTTATTGAAACAACTGGATAGAATACACCTTTTGTAGTTAGTGCTTTTGGTGCTGTTACGACGGTACTAACGGCTTGCTGTGAACCTCGCAACTCATATCCACCTTCCGAAATAACAGAAGAACAGACTTGCTTCATAGTGCTATTGTTTGCCGTGACGGCTGTATTCTTGATTTCTTGACGCAACGGCAATGACGCTGTGGTCATGTATGTTGATGTTATTAGATTGGCATGATGAAACGAATGACAATGAATTAGCTGACCATCAATAACGAAACCACATCTAACTGTACCAAGACCTAACCACTCAACGTCAATAAACAAAATCTGTGCTTTTGAAATGTCTAGTGTAACACCTGATGGACTTGATGCTACAGTACCAAGCATTGTGTCCATATTCCAGTCGGCTTGATTTACTCTTGTTTCTGCGATTGTGCCAGTGGTGTTTGATCTTTGAACAAATGAAAGTGTAGATCCATTAAGTTCAAGATAGATGCCATTATCAACACCGTAATAACCAACTCTCTGTCTAAGATTGGGCTTGGCTGTATTCATAACAAATGTGGTTAGAATCTGTAGTGATTTGCCTGGTTGATATGAGAATACTTTAGTTGTCTCTCTAACGACCTCGGCATTAGCAGCCGTTGTCACGTTCATATTAATTAGACCCTCTGTGGTAGAGAAGGCGAACGTAGAATTGCCAGAGGTGTTTGCTGTGTTCCAGAGTCCATTATCTTTGAAACGATGGCTGGAATCAAATAGAGTGAGAGGAGTAGACATTCTGGCTCGGCCGAAAGCATCGACAGCCATACCCGTAGGATTAGCTGGACCAACCTGATTACCATACTGGTCAGCTAACATTACCACTTCAAAGAGAGTTTTCTCTTGATTAAGATATTGATGTGTGTCTATGCGAAACTGTGCCATGAAAGTCTACTCCTTACATTATGTGTATTATTTAGTCACAGTCCCATTTCAGTCTTTTGAATGATATACTCCTTGACAACGCCCGAGCGGACGATGTCCTCAATGCCAAATTCAACATGGTCGAATGATGGCATACGGCGAGTAATGCCCATCAGTTCTTTGATACCTGTCTTTTCATGTGGCTTGTGTAGATCGGACTGGCGATAGTCTCCACAGAAAATGATCTTAGAGTTATTGCCAATGCGTGTCATGACTGTATCAATCTCTTGGAATGTCATGTTGTTGCACTCGTCAACAATGATGATTGAGTCGTTAAAGGTCATACCACGTAGAAACGAGGTGGTCGTAAACTCAACCAAGCCCTTTAACTTCAAAATCTTCCAACCATCACCACGACCAAAAAGATCGTCACAAATCTCCTGATAAGGCTGTTCATAAACTTCCGCTTTTTGTTTCTCGGTTCCTGGTAGAAAGCCCATGTCTCTGGATGGAACTACGGAGCGGATGATAACAACCTTCTTATATGTCTCGTAATGTAATACCTCCCTTAGAGCAAGATAAGATGACAGGAATGTTTTACCAGTTCCTGCATAACCATGTAGCATTAGATTAGAACCGGCTTCGTATGCGTCCCACACTCTCTCTTGGTTTACTGTTAGTGGCTGGATATGACGCAGTTCAAAGTGGTTCTTTTCTGCATGGTTTTCACCACGCTGGTTCTGCTGTTGGTTATTACGTCTATTCTTTCGTGACATATATTTACCTTTATTGTTATTGTTAGTCACATTCTCATAACAAAAAGAGGTCGATGCCTTTTTACGGGCACGACCTCTAAACTTTTTAGATGGAGGGTTCTCTGACAGGTCAAATCTCCTTTGGAATGTCCCATCTTTTAGAAGCCACAGCATCAGCATGTGGCACTGCCGCTTTGACACGGCCCAAAACGTATTTCTGAAAGTCGGCTGGAGGTTTGGTGACTCCAATGTTTACTGGATCCACCATAGTGAAGTTGCGAAGTACCTGCGATAGTTGTGGGTTGTTCTTTTCATATTCGTCACGCTCGGCAATGGTCATGGTGTTGGTATGTTCCTCACCAGTCTCTTTATTCATCCATGTATAATTAGGCATTCGCATTATCCTTTGGGTCATATGGTTTGTTATTCTTTAACCCACCATTCATATTGGCACCGAGAAAGTGTGGTGCTGATAGCAGCTTTTCTAAATGTGTGTTCTCTTCCAGATACTTATCCAGTTCTGAAATAGACATAAACTGGTCGAAACATTCACCAGTATTCTTATCACGAAAACTATATGTTGGCATCACTTACTCCAATATTCATCTTTTTTAAAGTTCCATCCAGCGGTGCTGGCGTTCTTTGATCTTGCTTGAGCCGACTTTTCAGGTGTATTGTAAGCGGCTCCTACCTTAGCTTCTTCTCTCAATTGCTTATCAGTCTGACCCATTAACTGGCGTCTGATAGCAGCAATGCGTTCCTGTCTATAAAGAATTGACTTTTGATATAGAGGAACTTCTTCTCTCGGAGTTTTAGGACTCCGAGTTTTGTGCAATTCCTCTTTTACCTTCTGTTCAAGGTATTTCAATTCTTTTTTCAGTTTATCCATGCAGGCGCCTCACGGTTCTTCCACTTGTGAAGATGTGCCTTGCCAACCTTGTAATAGTTCCGATAGTTAGCAATCGGATCATCTGATATGATGTATTTAGGATCCATGGCACTCGGCGGAGTGGTAAAAGCGGCGTTTGTCATATTGTTTGGATGATCAGCAAGCAACGTGAGTAAGCCGCTTGACTCAATCTTATGGACTTTGCCATAGCGATATGTATATTCTTTACAATGCTCGGCCATATACACCCACAAGAAAGCATAGTTACAATGCGACTCACGAGCCCAAATAGCACACGGGTGATTGACATGCGTAGCCGAATACATAGCAGTCTCACGAGCATCAGGCAGAAGCCAGCGTTTAATCTTGCGATAACGAACAGGGAAACTACCAGCAACCGGTTTATTCTCAACATACTGGATGCCGTCAAGAATACGGTGAGCGGTAGACAAGAGTTGGGCACTCTCAAGGATCATCTTGATGCAATGAGAATCGACTGCCCACTTGGCACAATTTTCAGCTTGTTCATCGATAAAAAACATATTCATACGAAACGATCCTTCATAAAGTTGGCCATATAGCAGCGGATATTCTCAGCACCGACAGGGTTAGCCGAGTGAACATGATAAGTGAAACCAATAGGCTCCAGGTCAACATTATTATCCATCACCCAATTACAGAACCACTTTGCAAAGTCATATCCTGTAAATTCGTAAGGAATAGATTTTTCTTTACCTCTGGGACCTGGCCAATTATCATCATATCGAACGTCTGCCAAATCATGATCAAACGAGATATGATATGGCAT